TCAATTTCATCTCGAAGTCCTTGAGACTCGACACTTGCACGACCTTCTAATGATCGAATGACATCCGTCAAACGCGCATCACGCGAAGCATTTCGAACATCACGCAAATTGGTGATTCGATTCCGAAGAGCTTCAGATTCTCCAACAAAAGCGTCGATTGCATCGTTGGCCACCTTGTTGGCCTGCTCGTCTGGAATTGCTATCGATTTCTGGAGTTCTGTTCTGATTGCTTCAGAAAGATCTTGCCCAGTCAAACCGGACGAACCGGCATTGTTCATCGACTGGCTGACAACATTTCTGATCTGTTCCTGAAATTGCTGAGGATTCAGTCCTGAATTTGGAGAATAAAGAGCGCGAGCAAGATCGCCGGAAAATCTTTCAAACATTCCAGACGAACCTTGTTCGACCATTTGCTTTCTGATGTCTTCTGCTCGATCCTTGATAAATTGCTGCGTAAACGGGAGTTGCAATTCAGCGGCCAAAGCTCTCGGATTAAAATTAAATCCGCTTCTCCAATCTCTCACATCAAATCCGCTTCTTGCCAAAGCACCTCCACCCCTTGCAAGCCCACTTAGAGTTGGACTTAGAAATCCACCAAGCCCAGTTCTAAAAAGAACATCAGACAAATCAGCGGAGTCTTGGTCGAGAGTTTCAAGTCCAGCCTGAAGGCCAGAAGTCAAAACACCGCTTCCAGCTTCTTTTGTAAATTGTGTGAATTTTCTGGCCTGTTGAGCCACTGGAACACCGGGAATTGCCTGAGCAAACATTTCTCCTGCTCGGTACGGTTCTGGAGATACAGTCTGTCCCAACCCTGACGCTGCAAGGTTAACTCCGGCTTCAGTCGCCAATCCAGTAGCAATACCCATTCCTGCAACAAACGGAGCAGAAATAAGAGATGCTGAAATAGGAAGTCCGGTTGCAAATCCACGCCGCATTCCGCGAGACTCAGCTTGTGCCAGCGGAGTAAGCTGTCCAGACGGGGCAATTCGACCGCCTTGATATTCTGGAGGTGAAATTTGGCCTGTAGATTCAGGCAATCTCCCCATCTCACCAACAAACCGCTCCAATCCTCCAACCTCTGCGGATCGTTTTACTGCTTCGCTCATGTCTGGAGGCAAAGCGCCAACCAATCCCTGCTCCTCACGCCGACGCATTTCAGCGATGGTGGCTGGACCTAATGGCTGCGCCGAACCACGCAAAGCTGAAAGAACGTCGGCTTCTGTCGGCTGCGTATCAGACTCCAGAACAACCCGCTTCTGAACTCCGTTGTCATCAACTGTTACAGCAAAGCGTGGCATATGTTATTGTCCGATGATTTCAGTTGAGATGATCTTGATTCCTCCAGATGAAGGAGCCGGAGCTGATTGCTGTTGTTTACCAAACGGTGTAAACGGCAGATTGTATTTCTCAACAAGTTCGTTGGCCAACTTAACCCGTTCTCTGCTAATTTTGTAATCAGTTTTATACTGATCTATAATGTTGTACAAATTTTCTGCTGCAAACTTAGAAAAGTTATTTACATCGTTAACAAAGTTTTTGCTCCTGATGTCACCGATTGCTGATTTCAATCGAACTGTTTCAGGCTGTGTAACGGCTTTACCAGACGTTGCAAACGCTTCGCTGTTAAATACCGTATTGAACCTTTGTAGGATTGAATACGCTTCACGTTCCTCATTTGTTGCTGCTGAATTTAATCTTTTTTTCAGCTCCCCAAGCCTTCCGTCAATTATGCCAACGTAATTCTGAATTTTTCCTTTGCCGTACGTTTTCTCAAATCTGTTTAATTCATTAATTAATGCAGACGATTGCTGCGCTGTTGAATAATCCCCGCTAATTTCTTTTGCTACATCTCCAGTAGGAAGATCCCATTTGTTTGACATTATTCTATTCTTTACATCATTTTCAGTAAATTTATCTGGAGTTCCAAACAATTCTTTCCAGTTTTCAAGTGCGCCAACAGCAATGTCTTGGCGCATGCCTTCGGTTTGAGATGGGCGACCTAATCGACGAGCCTCAACATTGGTGCGAGCAGTCTTGATTCGTTGTTCAATTGGAATATTTTTGTCCAACTGATAAACCTCTTCGGAAATTTCCGTGCCAAGGTCTTTGATAATTTTTTTCTCACTCATCTGCTGCCTGATTGCAGGAGCATTTTTCTGATAAACCTCTTCGTTAATCTCTCCGGTCTGAGGATTAAAAACATCGACACCCTGATTTTGCATCTCTGTTATGATGTCAGCTCTAGTCTTTTCGAACTGTTCACGAGCCTTGATGATTTTAGCTCGCGGAGAATACTGCTGAAGACCTTGATACGCTTGAGTTGCCTGCTGGTTAAAAACCTTTGACCTGAAACGTGGCAGCGCAGGCATCGGAGACTTTAGCTCAGGATCGTTGAAATAGGTTCCAACATTCTCGTTGAACTTCTGAAACGTATCGTACTCAGCAGACTGTGCCTCTTGCTCCGCCAACGCCTGAGCATAAGCATTCGACTGAATCTTATTCTGAAGATCCGCCTGACGCTGACGCATCACTTGATCAGCCGTCTGAACCTGCAACTGCTCCATCATCCGCTTCTGCGTCTGTGCGCGGTCGTACAGCGATGCGCCTAGTTGAATGGCCTGAAGCTGATTCTCAAGACCAACATTTCGATTAGGTTGTAGATCCATGATGTTTCTGTTGGTTTAGCTTCCGAAACCAGTGCTGGTTGACGAATTCGGATTGTATCCACCGTAAGGCGAGTAACCGCTCGGCGCGCTGTAAATGTTTGGCTGGTACGATCCGTACGGATTGTATCCGACGTTTCCGCTGCCGTAGCCGCCCATGTTTATGGTTAATCCGCTAGCGCCAGAGCTAGTACCAGCGCTAGTGCCGCCGCCCATCATTTTGCCCATTCCACCACCAAACGCCATTCCGCCAATATTCGACAACGATCCGCCGATAGCAGCCATCATAGGATCAGGCTGAGCAGCAACTTGAGCAGCAGCCATGTCTCGATTGTACTGGGACTGATTCTCTTGCAGCGAAAGATTTATCCGCTGAGTCGGCGTGATGAACATGCTGCTCACCGAGAACGGTTGCGCCATTCCAAACGTGCGCTGCTGCTGGATGAAGTTCTGCGCCTGAGCAAGACCCTGATTCTGGATCTGCATTGCTGTCAGGCCAAAGTCGCGAGCGAGCAAATTTGTTCGAATGCCTGACGCATCTTTAAACCCTCCACCAACCGACCGACCAGCGACAGCTCGTTGAAGCTGCGATTGAACATCTTGATCAACCTCGCCACGCAATCTTGAGCCAATAGTTTTTCCAGCCTGAGCAATAAGCTGATCGTAACCGGGAATCGCACGACGAAGCTGAGACTCAAGAAGAGTCTGCTCAGCAGCGGTCGTCTTTGTGGCCAATTCGGTGCCACTTTGAAGCGATGCGATATTTTGCTTTATCGCCGCCTCCTGCTCCTTCTCGGTGTTTACCCTCTGAAATTGTGGTACTTTGACCTTTTTACCGGCAGACATTGCCGCTCCACCGATCATCAATGCTGCACCAGCGCCTGCTATGAGTCCCATAAATTAAAAAACCTCCTTCGCAAAACGATTTCCATTCTCTATCGAGAAGACCTTTTCGGGTTCGTGACGTTGGATGTTCATGGTAATCAGACGTGCAGCTTTCTCCTCGGGAAAAGCTCGCTCGTTATGAAAGCAATGAATCCATATCCGACGTAAAGTATCCACCTTAAAAAGTTCCCCTTCTCCGATTGTCATCACGCTGTTTGACGCGGCCCACTGGTCTGCGTACTCCCTAAGCGTCTGGAAGCTTGAAAGATGAACCTCGTAACCGAATCGCTCGGTGCATTCTTTGGCCGACGATTCCGCGTCCTTCTTGACGTACACCTTGATCGAATCATGCACGATAGCCTTCGGAAGATATCCGTAGGTCGAACAGTCGGCGACGTACTTGTAACGGTTCCGATAGTTTTCAATCGACTTTTGCCAGTTTGGGTCAGTCGCGCCCTGCTCATGTAGGCCAATGCAATCACCCTCCAACGAGAAAAGAACCGACATGAATGCCGATCCGAATCGTGGCAACCCGCAGATTTGAAAAAGTTTACCGTTCATTTTTTACGCACAAAGATGTCCACGCAGCAGTTCGAGCTAACACGAAGATGGCCGACTCTGAACCGTGAATCATTCCCAGTTCGTTGCAAATTACTGCACTGTAAAGAGCCGCATTCGGATGAACATCTTTTCCGACTTCTTTCATCCAGCCATGAAGCTGATTGATGCGGTCGTTCGCCTTCTTGAAGTCTGCCTCAATAATCTCGCGCACTCGACTCCACGCTGGATCAATGCTGTCCTTAAAGAACGAGTTCCCGAAACCCGGAATCTTCATGCCAGACAATATGGCCGACTTCAAAGATCGCTCGTCGAATTTCTCGTAAACGAATCGAGCAGGACCAATCGGACCATGAGCATCTCCAAGCGTAAGGATAGCGGAAGCGATTGCGTTGGTTAGCTGCGCGCTACCAAAGAAAGCGTTCACAGCAGCGCCAGAACTTGAATTCTGATTGTTCCTAGCCGCCATGTCGTGCGCGTCAAATACAGCCTGAAGCAGCTCCAATTTCTTTGGAGTCACTTCTTCCAGCGCAAAGTCGATGTTGAGTTTTAGAACCATTGCGAGAATCCACCGCCGTTTAGTCCGACGCCGACCATTCGGATCGTAGCAACCGCGTCGCCTAGGTACTGCATGGTCTGCTCTTGCACAGCCTGAACAGCCTTTGCTTCGTAGGCCACTGCTTCCTGAATCAAATCGTTCTCTTCCTTACGAATCGCCATGACCATCAGCTTGATGGCGTCCGGCGAAGGCGGAATAAGGTAGTCATTGGCGCTCGTCGCGTTGATATGGCGCATCTTCGCCATGACCGTCACCGGCTTATCCTCGTCGTTGTTGCAGCGATCCGTCAGGTAACTGCGACGGTACTGCGGCAAAGTTTCATCAGGGTCGTAAACTGCCAGATCAAGCTCCAGCAAGGTCGTCGCATTGTACTCGTACAACCGGCTCGACGTGTTGGTTGCCTGACGAATGACGCCGGTCAGCGATATGAACTTCTTGGTCGATTGAACGTACGGCAACGCGAGGGTCAGCTTCTCTCCGTCAATCCACACGCCACCGGACTGAGTGCGAATCCAGTTTCCATTCTGATCGACTCCTTGGAGCGTGATGGTCTTGCCAACGTCAGAAGCGTCACCGGGATAAACTCGCAGGTAGCTATTTGTACCGCCGGACATGTCTCGGTAAGAGACGACGGTGCCACGATCAACAAGCTGCTTGCCGACGCATGCGCCATTTTCTCCTCCAAGAAGTCCGTATCCAGATTCTTGAAATTCGAACCATTGATTGCGAACCGTTCCGACTCCGCAGCAATCGGCCACGGACTCGATGGTTTCAATCTGACGCGGCCAAGTGATGCACCCTCCGACCGTGTGGATGGTAAAGCGTCCCTACGCGCCTGCCCACAACCCCTTGTGCAGAAGCCGTCGGCACGCCTGATTGATGTAATCATAAACGCGCTGATCATCGACACATGTGCCGATAACCCGAGCGATTGTCGAGCGAATGTCCTGAACGATTAGCTTCATTTGGTGTAATAGATTCGGTTCGTTCGCTTGATGAAGTAAACACCGTAGAACGGAGGCAGATTGTTGTGGCCAACAGCGTTCTGGGTATCGTTGCCGGTCTTGTCGGCAGTGGTAGTTCCAATGTCGCCAGTAGTGATGTTTGGTCCGCTTCCGCCGCCACCGCTTCCAGCAGCACCTTGAAGAATCTGTGTGGGGTACGAGCCGAGTCCGCTCCAAGACTTGTTGACGAGGTAATAATCGTCGTTTGCTGGAGCAATCAACTGAGCAACACCGTGAGTGTGTTCGTTGAACGGAGTCTCTGGAACCGTCAGCGTGTGCTTGTCCTCGCCAGCGATTGAAGTGGACGTAGTCTTACCAAGAACAGCAACCGCACCACTCGCAACAAACGCTCCAACGCCTACCGGGAAGCGAGCTTCAAACTCAGTGTCAACTTCCCACATCGGGCCAGTTGTACTTGTCGCAGTAGCCGTTCCATCACCGCCGTCGTACGAAAGAAGATCGGTAGTCGTTCCGACAAAGATGCGACGCTCGTTTGCCGCCGTAACTGGGTTTTTACGAAGCCAGAATCCTTGATCGTAAATCCACCACTGACCATTTTCATCAAGCCACGGGTAAATCCGGTTGTTAATCGCCGGATACGTCGGTCCAAAATTAAAGAATGAGTTTCCAATCGTGCTGTTGAAAACGGCTTGCGTGCCTCCGATGATATCGTTGGCCAAGTTCTGGTAGTTCAACGGACAATAGCTCACCGGAAGACTTGGAGGTGTAAGCG